TTCAGGCATTTCATAAGTATCCTCTAAAGTTTCAAATACCTCAAAAGGTTCTTTCTCATACTTGTTAAATACCTTGTTACGGCCTCTCATATATCTATTTTTAAAAACGCCTGGGGTCATAACTTTTCCTTTCTCTCTCCGAATCACTATTACATTATGCAATGTTTTGATAACAATGTCAAGTTAATTTTTAAGTGGTTGTTTTTGTTGGGTTTTTTTGGGTGGATATAAAAAAAATGGGGGGTCATAACCCCCCAGTTTCCCACGATTCGCATCATATTTATAATGTGTCATTTCTGTTCATTACATATATTCCACGAGTCATGAAAGCAATACTCAGCGTTGCATAAAGGAATAATTGAGAGAGAGAGGAGTCTATTCCATCACACCCAGCTGCTAGTACTGCAAACGTCATACCAATAACAAAACTAATCATAATATACCTCGAATCAATTCATTTCACTATTATGTTGTACCATATTTTTTTTGCTTTGTCAAGTCACTTAGATTTAGAGTTGACTTTTAAACTTCTCAATAACTCTCTGTACTCTCTAATCACCATCAAACAATTTGGAATATCGTGTCGATAATTTACCCAATGAGTTTTATGACTTTTATCCCAAGTATGTCCATCAGCTTGCATTAAGTTTGTAGACAACTTCTTTTCTAACTCAGTTAGTTTTTCTTCGTCATAAAACATTAACTTGCTTTTATATAATCAGAGTTCCAACCAAATGCTGTCTTTACAACTTCGTGAGATAACCCTTTATACTTTTGATGTAAAATTTTATCTTTTGCATAAACTAAAACTTCTGCTTCATCTCTATGCAAACCCTCTAACATTTGAATATACATATTTTCTTTCTGAGCTCTAGGTGTAACATTATCTGCACCTTGAATAAAGTGATATAATCTTTTCGCTTCTTGACTCAATAATGTATGTTCAGTTCCATCTGGTGCATCATTAGGTCTGTAAGGAACTGCACCGTCTGGTAATACCCATTTAATTTTTGGGTCAAAAGATGATTTAATTATCATTCTAATTGCTTCACTATCATTTTCTTTCAGAATACCAATCTTTTGTGCTTTCGTTTTCGCTTTATGCACTTTTGATAATACCTCTGAAATAAGTGGTGTATATGTTTTAATCGCCATTAAAAATCTCCAATATTTTCCATTAAGGATTTAAGTTTATTTCTTATAAAATAATTTAGTAAGTCTTTACGACTACCTATTTTTGTATTAAGAAAAGTATCAATACAAACTTGTCTTATATTATCTGGAATATAAGATAAGTCTATAAGTGTTCTATTTCTTTGATAGTTTCTTAACATATTTTCATCACAAAAATCTTCTGGTTCTAATTCTATCCAAGTTTCAAGTTTTCTTTTTGATATCGGTCTTTGTCTTAATTCATCAGCGAATGTATTATCTGGTGATAAAAAGTTTGGAACACCATCACTTCTATCACCTTTTAATATATGTTCTTTTATGTAAGATTCTGGACTTTTACCATTTATAAACTGTTTTTGGATAGGACTATATTGAGATACAAAATTATATTTTTGTAACTGAATAAAATCTTTATCACTTGATAGTATCAAAACCTTTTCGTAATTCTTTGGTTCTTTTGCAACATGAAAAACTACAGATGCAATAATATCATCTGCTTCTGCATTTTCTACTTCTAAAACTTTGTATGGGAAATATTCTGTGAGCTCATCACGAATCATATGTAAAGTATCAAAGATTTTATTCCAATCTAATTTTGATTCTTTTCTATCTTTTCGTCTTGAAAATTTGTAATTTGGAAAATACTCTCTTCTCCAATTTACTTTGTTATCATAACAAAGAACTAGTTCTCCATATTCATTTACAAATCTAGTTCTATAACTTCTCAAAGAATTTAGAACCATATGTCTCACAAAATCTGGTTCTATATTTTTATTTCCACCAAGCTGCACCATCAAATTTGATAGTGTAACTTGATTCATATCAACTAGTATCATCTTCCTTATCGTTATCTGACTTTGTAACGCCTTGTAATAAATTTAAATCAACCTTTGTAATTATAGTATTGTCTTTATTTATTTGAGTCTCTACAATATCATCAATGAAATCTTGAATAGGATGTTTATAACCAACATCACGATATAACATACCTCTAATCACTTCATTAACAAAACTCATATCACCAATAAATTTTTTACTTTTAACATCAATACCATTTTCACCAAGATTATGAATCATAGTAACAGTTAAACCTTCAGTAAGATTATCACAAAAATCTAAATCTTCTGCAATTCTACTAGGGTCTACGTTCACTATTTTAGGAACTTTTTTACCTCTAAATTTTTTTGGAAATTTAATGATATTATCGTTCAATATCCTAACTCCTGCTTTCTTTTGTCCATCTTACGTTGAAATCTACGAATACCAGCTGCTTTTGCTCTTCTTCGTTTTTCACCTCTTGTGCTATATGATGTTCGTTCTCGCAGTTCTTGAAAAAGACCATCTTTCATAAGTTTCTTTTTCAATATTCTAATTGCACCATTTATATCATTATTCCGAACATAAATTTTCATGCTCGGTTCTTTGGCGGTTCTCTCACGCCTTTTGTAGTTTTTCATAGGTATCCTTTTAATTATTTAGTAAGATAATACCAGATTAATATTTATTTGTCAAGTACATCCAATGCAGTATAGTATGCATCTATATCGAAACCACCTATATGCCAATCATACTCTTCAGTAGGAACATATCCATCTTTCCAATTGTAAACAGTAAATATAGTTTTATATTTATCTTTCATCTCAATAGACCATGATGCATTTACTTTTTCATAAGGGCTTGCATCAAATGAGGTAGGTTCACCAAATACTTCTACAAGGTTATCATAAGTGGTTTTTACAGTACCTTGGAAACTAGTTCCAACGGTATTGATTGTATCACAAGCAACAAAATTCTTAGACATATTTAACATCTCCTTTTCCAATACCGACTAACAACTCAAAGAATAAATCTTCCCAATCATCCTTTTTTTCTTTGACATAATCAAATGCATACACATTTTCTTTTGCCCATTTGATGGCTTCTTTCGCACTATCAAACTCACCAGTTTTACCCATTTTATTGTTTTGGGTATAAACAATAAATTTTACATTTGTCATTATAAATTCTCCGTTTCGACTTTTTCAATAATTAACTTTTCACCATATAGATTTTCCAATCTATCAACCTCTTCCTTTTCTACAGATGTCCAATATTCACTATCTCCATCTGGATATGTAACTTTGTAAACAATCGTTTTCATATTTTACCTATTAACTAAAGTGGTCACTAGTTTCAATTGCAAAGATTTCATCCTTTGCAATATCAACACCCATACTACCAAACTTATCTTTGATGGTAGTCATCAAATCATCAATAGTTTTGACATCTGCATCAGCAACAAAGTTACCATCTGCATCAAAGAAATCCCAAACTGTCTCTTGAACATCCATCATGAAGTTTTTAATCTTACTCATATTTTTCTCTTTCTCTTTATTGTTACTCTATAGTTATACATTGTTTTGATAACATTGTCAAGGCCCATTAAAAAACCCTTGTAAATCAAAGACTTACAAAGGTCGTATTTTTTGGTATTATTGCGAATCGGTGCGAATCGCCGAATCACTTTTTCTTTTTAATTAAAGGATTATTAGACTCAAATATTGGTGTACTTATTCCAATAGGTAATGGTCTTGTGGGTTCAAACTTTGGAAGTAAAGGTAATAATACTAAAAAGTGAAAAAAGTAATAAGCAGTTGCAATTCTACTCAATACAACATATATTCCCTCAGCTGGCATTGCACCAAGATATCCTAACGCAATACAATCCACAAACAATATCCAAAAGAATATTTTATACAACGGTCTAAAATTAGAACTTCTAATAGGTTGTCTATCTAACCAAGGTAATACAAATAAAACTGCAATTGCACCAAACATAAAAAGAACACCCCCAAGTTTATCTGGTATTGCTCTTAGTATCGCATAGAACGGTAAGAAATACCACTCTGGAACAATATGTGGTGGTGTTACCATAGGATTTGCTGGAATATAATTATCTGGATGACCCATAAAGTTTGGAAAGAAAAATACTGCAGCTGCAAAGAATGTTAAGAATATACTTAAACCAAATAAATCTTTTATTGTATAATATGGATGAAAAGGAATAGTATCTTGTTTACCTTTTACATCTATTCCTATGGGATTATTACTACCAAATCTGTGTAGTGCAACTAAGTGAAGTATTACAACTCCAACTATTACAAAAGGCATTAAAAAGTGTAGACTAAAAAATCTATTCAATAGTGCATTATCAACACTAAATCCACCCCATAACCAAGTAACAAATTGTTCTCCAACTAATGGTATTGCACTAAACAAATTAGTAATAACTGTAGCACCCCAAAAACTCATCTGACCCCACGGTAAAACGTAACCCATAAATGCAGTTGCCATCATCAGTAGTAATATCAATACTCCAAGTATCCAGAGTAATTCCCTTGGTGCTTTATATGAACCGTAATATAGTCCACGAAAAATATGAATGTAAACTACTATGAAAAAGAAACTCGCTCCATTCATATGAATATACCTTAATAACCATCCATGATTTACATCACGCATTATTCTTTCTACAGATTCAAATGCGTAGTCTACATGAGCAGTATAATGCATACTTAGAACTATACCAGTTACAATCATTATTACTAATGAAATACCAGCCAAAGAACCAAAGTTCCAAAAATAATTTAAATTCTTTGGTGTTGGATATTCGTTGAGTTCGTGATTGAGAAAACTGAATACACCAAGTCTATGGTCTATCCAGTTCACTACTGGATTCTTGAATTTCTTCATCTTACTTTATTTCAGATAGCCACTTCTTTAGTTTCTTTTTACTTTTACCAAAAACTTTAGTTTTTGATATCTGTTTTTTGTTAGATACATCATCACCTACAATGACTAATCCTATCATTCCCATAGATTTATGAGGTGTGCATTGATATAAGTATATTCCCTTTTTTTCAAATTTGTAAGAAAATTTCTTATTCATTTTACTTTTTGGTAATACCTTAATACCATCTGGTGCAGAAATAAAATGAACATTATGTCCTTTAGAAGCAGGCAACCATGTTATTTCATCACCTACTGCAACTTTAGCTATTTCATTACTATATACCATCTTGTTACCATTTGCATCTTTATTCAACATATCTATTGTTAAATCAGATGCGAATACAACGCTATTTCCAGTTAAGAATCCACCTAAAAATGCTAGACTCCAAATTAATCCAATATAATATTTTAACATCACTTCCCTTTCTTTATCCACCATGACCATATGTATCAAAGTCGTAGTTTGGTAATTGGTTTGCCCATAATCCATATAACATATTTTCTCTATCATATCCAGAGACATTTATGGGTTGTTTTACTTTTTTTGTTTCTGATATAAATTTTACCTCGTCATCTGTATAAGGCCACATTATTTATTCTCCAACTTTAGTAATTTATCATCATACATCTTATTTGTCAAGTCATTCATTTTATCTAGATTATAGTTTAACTCTTTATTATGACTTACAGCCATTAGTGCTGGTAATTGATTGATAATTTCTCTATTTGCAGATAGTTGTCTACCTCTTTGTATTTGTATTATTGTTTTTTGAAACCATAAACTTATTGATTCACATATTTTGCAAGTCTCTTCATAGACTGCCGTTGCGACTGACATCACTTCTTTCTCCTATTTGTGGGTAATGTAAGATTATCCTTACCATTATATTTATATTAGAAATTATGTTTTGATTTGGAATATAATTATTTCCATTTAAGAAACTATTTGGTCATTCTAAACTGATTTTTAAGTGTAATACGATTTGATTTCTTTTTTGTCTTTTGCACAATAGATTCTTGTGCTTTAAGTGCTTCAGCTTTCATTTTTTGTTCTAATTTAGATTTCTCATCTTTTTGTTGCCATCTGGTTTTTTCTCTAGTGGATAATTGTGCTTCAAATTTTTGTTTAACTTTTTCTGCATTGTTTGTAAAACGAAGTAAATGTTTGATTGCAATATAACCATCACCTTTAAACATAAGTTTTCCATCTTGATAAACAGTACCAGTACCGTTTTCAAGAACAATTGCATATTTGTCGTAATCAAATCTCATCCTTATGTAATCCAATAAAATATTCTGCATCTACTAAAACTAGTGGTTTATGATTATTTCTTTTTATAACCACTATCGGTTCATAGTCTTTACAATTTTCTACTGCTTGAGAATATGCTTCCCACAAATTAACTTTTTCTTGGTTTTTACATTCAATAGAATAAGGGAACTTTTCTCTTGCAGCCCTTGCCATAATTAAATCTTCACCACCAGCACCCATAGAACGACTTTCTACATCTTCTGGGTGAACCTCTAGTTTTTCTATAAGTAAGTCACGAACCCATTGTTGTAATCTTCTACCTTTTGCTTTTGCACTTTGTGTTTTCAATTTTGAACCCACCGTTCATAATCTTTCTCACATTTATCACAACGACATTTTGGACAGATTAATTCCATCTGTTCTCCATAACATTGTTCCTCTTTTAATACTTTATCACAATGGGAATCATTCCCACACAGTTTACATTTCGTCATCCACAACACTCACACTCACAACTAGTACAAACATCATTTGGACAACTTTCACAATCTTCATTACAATGACAATCACAACCACATTTTATGCATTTACAATCAGTCATAATCCTCTCCAAAATCTTCGTCTATATATTCTTCATCATTATTTATCTGATTTCCACAAAAAGGACAGAACTCTATTTTATATAGAGAACTATCCATATTGTGTTTTATTTTGAATTCAGAATCACATGATTCACAGAATATTAATTTCATATTTCACAACCACCAGCTGCAGTACAAGCAAGTTCTTGAGAACCAATAGTCATATCAGTCTTTTCATATTCACCAAGTTTTGACCAATCAACTATTTTTGGCATTTTAGTCAAAGTATCTTTATATAGTTTTTCATCACAATCTTGATAAGGTGCTTGTTTGTATGTATGTTCACTAAATGGTAAGAATGATACACCAGACATATAATCAAAGTTTTCATATACCCATGCACCAACTTCTAACCATTCATGTTCTTTTACAGAAATAGTTACAGATGGTTTATGTTCACACCAATGTTTTTGATATGTTAACCATAATTCTAATTGTTCTATTGCAGACATATCTGTTCTGAAAACAGAGTCTTTATTTACTTTCATTGGAAAAGAAAATACAGATGTATGACTTGGATTCATTACATCATCTTCAACTGGAAATCCAGCATCAACCATCATCTTTGTAAGTGGGTCTTTCTTATCACCTCGAACAGTTCTAATATAATATGGATTATGTCTTGCATGAATACCAGAAGCTGCATCTACAAGTTGTGATACAGTTCCACTTGGTTTAACACAAGTAATTGCAGTTGCACGACTAATACCTAACTTCTTCGCCCATTTCTTATTAGTTTCTACTGCAACTTCTCTTAACTCATCTAATAAGTTTTCTAAACCTTTTTCCTTACCATTTGTTAAAGAGTTGTCCATAATACCAGTTAATGATACACCAAGTAATCTTTCTTCAGAACAATTCTTTTTCCACATATTTGAAACATATTTAAAGTTTGTCAATGTAGATTGAAATGTACCAAGTATAGTTGCAATTCTAACTTTTTCTTTTAAAGTTTCTTTTGAGTCTGTTACTCTAATTACTGCTTCTGAAAGATTACAAAACTCTCTATCTCTCAAGATGATTTCAGAACAAGGATTTGTACCAAACTCATATCCCTCGACAATTCTTCTGCCATTTTTAGATGCCATCTTATTTGCAGACTCACGATTAAATATACCTCTTTCACCAGACTTAGAATCATAAAGAGATTTCCACTCATCCATGAAAATACCAATATCTGGTTTTTCAGAATAACAAGCAGAGTTATTTGCAAGAGCTCTTTGTCCATTCTGTTCCCACCATTGTCCAGACTTAGCGTGTCTCATTCTATCATCAGATAAATTAGATAAACTAATCAATGCACTTCTACGAACACCACCAACAACTACAATCTCTGCAATCTTACAAACAATATCATGACATTCTAATGATGTTAATCTTCTACCATTTGCATTTTTAAATGTAGTAACTGTAAAGTTAAATAAACTTTCTAATGGGTCAGGGCCAGATGCACGACCACCAAAAGTTTTTAATGGAGCTCCAGCTGGTCTTACTTTTGATAAATCCCATTTTGGTATCTGACCAATATATAACATACCAACTAATTCTTTAAATGCTTTTGCCCAACCTAATTTACTATCTGCAACTT